TTTTCTTGCAGGTGTATCAATACCGTACTTTGTCAGTACCTGATATATCCTTTGCTTAGATACTCCATAACTAGCTCCAATAGCATCTAAACAGATTCCTTGCTCCATCATATCAATAATGCTAGGGATCTCCGCTTCCCAAGTAGACTGTAAAGGCATAGTTTTACTCCTTATTTTTTAACTACTCCTAACACTATTATACACGACTGCAATACATTTGTCAAGTATTATTTTAATTATACAGTTAAATCAAATATTTACCCCGTTCAATCACCCTGCGAAGGTCGTCTACATGCGACCTGAGCTTGCTATAGTTCCCCAATTATTTATATTTAACATAATATTCTTCTTCTCCTAATTTTAGGCCCTGTAATACTTTGCCTCACTTGTAGCTGTGTGTGTATATACCCACTATGGGACCCAAACCATATGAGGGGGGTACCCCATGCCTGTACAGAGTACCTTTGCGAGTGATTCTTATTTGCATTTGATATGTTATAACATAACGGGGGGCTGTGGTATAAAAACAACAACAGTTGTGGTAAAAATACAACAAGTACCTGGGCAAGCTAAAGTGTTACGAAAGGTAACGCTACCTGGTGAACAGTCTATGCAGAATAGTTGAGAGGAGAGAGAGTGTGTGACACGCACGTTATTCTATATATCCGCACGTTCTTCTATCGTTCCTCTATATACCCGCAGTTAATAGCCATAGATAAAGCCTATTGATACCCGCATCATCGATAGATAAAAACTTGTTGACGTACTGATCTACCTGTGGCAATCTGTACACAACTTAAACGGAAGGCACAGGAGCCGACACCATGAGCAACACACAAACTATCAAGTATACCGCCAGCCAGATTGCCCGTGGGCTGGTGACTATCGACGAAGCGCAAGCGATGATGCCAGCGTGCCGGTTTGAATTACTACCTAACGGCCGCTGCTTTTGGTTCTCATATCGTACTGGCCTACAAGGCTCGGAAGCTTAATGCTAGCGCATGACGCGCTCGCCTATTAACTGGAGCGAATGACAATGAAAGAATATATCCACCCAACAAAGCATGAGATTGAAGTTGCCCTTGAGCGCATCGAGCTATATAAGGAATTAATCAATATGCCTAAACCTGACGGGTTCACTGATCGCGAGAACAATGAGCACAACGCTGAGATTCAAAAGACAATTGATACTTTAGCGGCTGCGATATGCGACGCTGTCGTTGAATTTAAAAATGCGAGCGTCTAACGCTCGCCTATCAACTGGAGACAATACGATGACCTATGCAGACTTTAAAAACCAAGTCGCCCAAGCTGGAATCATGCTAGACGCTATGCGAGATAACTCAGCGTTAAACATTACAAAAGTTGATCTAGACCTTGCAGCATGCGAATGTGCCGCCAAGCTGGCAGGATATGATCTAACATCCGCTAAAATGTTAAACAAAACATTTAGAGAGGATGCAGCAAAAGCAGCTTTTGAGATTGCAACACGCAAGACGGCATAATCTAGGGTTTGCTTTTATCGTTGGGGTCTGGTATATCTAGTCCCCAACAGTAAACGAAACCAAACCGACAAGAGGTTTAGAAATGGCAAACCGCAACATACTCAGCATTGGCAACACCAAAACCGCCAAAGGCGAAGCAAAAGGCTACATGACTGGCATTTTACATTTAGCGCCGGGTGATATCGCCGGGGTTCAAGTCTGCCCAAAGGCTAGCGCCGGATGTTTGGCAGCGTGCCTTAATACTGCAGGCCGGGGTAGGTTCGACAAGATCCAGCAAGCGCGGATTAATAAAACCCGCTGGCTGTTCGATGATCGCAAGGGTTTCATGGTATCGCTTGTATGGTCCATTGAAGCACTGATCCGTAAAGCCAAGCGCGAGGGTATGGTGCCAGTTGTTCGCCTTAATGGTACGTCAGATCTACCATGGGAGAAATTCCGATGTGAGCGTGATGGGGTAGAATACAGAAACCCTATGGAGGCTTTCCCGGAAATCCAGTTTTACGATTATACCAAAATCGCGCAGCGTGCGATTAAGTGGGCAGAAGGTAACATGCCCGCCAATTATCATTTGACGTTTAGTGCTGCAGAAAATAACGACAGCGCGTGCCGTATGGTCTCCATGGCTGGCGGTAACGTCGCAGTGGTATTTGACCAGATCCCCGCAGAATGGTATGGTCGTAAGGTAGTAAATGGAGACGAGACCGACCTACGTTTTCTTGATCCTGCCGGTGTGGTGGTAGGACTCAAAGCGAAAGGCGAAGCGAAGCACGACAACAGCGGATTTGTCCGGAAGGTGGCATGATATGGAATACGTAATCTGGAAAATCAGGAAAGGTAGCGAGCGCAGACAATATCTTGTCGAGGGCGGGATCTGGACTTATTGCGAGGAATTGGCGGCTCGCTATACCCTGCGCGGCGTTGAATCATTGTTAGGTAAACTCGAGCGCCAATGGGTAGTGTCGGAGCACGCGCCCAAAGCTTCGGGGTATTTTCTTGTAGAGGGTAAAGCCAATGTTTGACCTACTATTGAAAACTGTAATTATTGGCGCGGGGTTTTTCCTGCTATGGGTTCCCGCCATTCTTTTAATGTATCTTTTCGGGGTAGCATGAAATGAGAGACGACAACCCGGACAATATGACAACCGACGAACGCTTGGAGTGGCTGTTGGGTGACTATAGCCCAAGCGGTGGTACACTTGCCGCCTTGCCGGTAACAGAGAGCGAGACTATACGGGAGGCTGTGCTGCACAGCGTAGCCGTATCAGGTATCCACGCTACGCAAGAACACTGGGCGCGGGTACTCGATACGCTGGGAGATGTGCCAAAGGCTGAAATTGACAGCGTTAGGGTGGTCTTTAACCAAACAATAGGCGAGATGGTATGATTAGAGTGATACTAGGGCTGTGCTGTTTTGTTGCGGCCGGCGGTGAGGGTACAAGTACAGCATGGCTAGTCACGCTGGCCATCGCTGGCGCTTTATTGATGCTATGGGGTAACAAGTCTATTGCTGAAAGGGAGCGAGACAATGACTATTTATAGACTGGTGGTGACTATACCGAGCGAAATTTTTATTGAGGTTGAGTCACTAGCAGACGCCCAAACTTTCATTGAGTGGATATCGGGACAGTATGACAAGGTAGACTATCCGATCAAGACGAAATCCGATGACAGAACAGGTATCGCGCAGGTAAAGTGCCTGAGCATCGAGCCAGCTAGTGAGGATGACAAAATCACCATGATGAACGCCACAATGGATGCAATGGCAGCAAGAAAAGGGCTGGGAATCAGCCCTGAGACGCCCACAGAGCCGCCAGACGGGCCGAATGTTACTTAACTAGGGATAACCTACCGGTTACGCTATTATAGACGCTTATAGAGGATATTTAATTATGGAATTTTTGACAGTACACGTTGCCGAATGGTCAGGGAGGGTCAGGCATTCAGTCACTAGAGATTACAACCCGAAACTTGCAGTTGAAGAACTTAAACAACTAATTGACGATGAAGTTTTGAACAAAGGGTTATCTATACCAGTAGCAAGCTACATGATCAGTGAAGATGAAATAGACGAGATCACACTCCAAGGGCCGCAGTTGATGATTAGAGGTCAGCCAGTGAGTGTTAGGGTGTTGACAGTTGTATCGACTATCAGTTACCCTATCTAACAGATACTGTTAGTATCTATAGTATCTATATATTATCTATATACTATCTAACAGTATCTAACATATATCTATAGTATGGAGAAAAGTAAAAATGTTTAACTTTGAATCAATGGAACTTAGCTATACCGCACGTATGCACCGTCAGGATGAGGAGGCGACCTGCGACGTAGGTTATTTAATAGATCAAGCTATCGAATGGATGAGCGAGACCAAAGAGGGCCGCCTTTACTTTTTCGAGGCTGTCAATGGTTACGATGAGTACCACGAAGAGATCGACAAACTGCTGGGCTTGGCTATAGACACTGGGCCAACTAGGAACTCAGAGAGCTATATCAAAATGGGTCAGCATATGTCCGTATTTGTAAAAAAATGGATCAACCGGGTGGGTAAGGATGACTACAAAAAAATCGCAGACTATATCGGGTAACAAATGGTTAACGCGGGTCGCATGTATCAACTGTAGGTATTATCAACAGTACTTTTGCCTTTACCATGATACGCCAGCCTGTCCGTTCGCTAGGTGTGACAGGTTCAAGGACAAAGGACACGATGAGAGGATTAGACATGACAACTGAAGAATGTAACAAATGGTTTAGTGACTGGCAGGACAGAATGTCTCGGGCTTTCCTTAACGATGACCTAGAGGAGGAGGAGTGGCTAAGATTGGAGCTAGAATTTAAGATGAGAGCCACAGAGAAGCCACAGGAGAGCCGATCAGGTGGTGAGCAAGGGCAACCTACAGGATCGGATCATTCGGAGGATTCAGAGCCATGAGGTGTCGTTGCTGTAACAAAAGACAAACGGCAGAGGAAGTCAGAATCTATGACGACTTTTGCCGGAAGTGTTATGAGATAGCGACACGTCCAGACGATGAACACAAAGATCAGGGTCTTGACGCTGTCTATGAAGATGAAGGGTGGCGAGATGGGTAAATATGCACAGACTGGCCAGCCCTGCCCTAAGTGTGGAAGTTCTGACAGTGTAGGTGTTCACCATGACGGATCTGGCTATTGTTTCTCTAACTGTGGCTATCTTTCAGGAAATGCGTTGAACGGTGGCGAAGTTACCACCAAAGCGAGAGGTCGAATGAGTAGCAGATGGGATATTCAGGAGGTTGAACAGTACCCGCTGGCGGACTTGTCGCACCGTGGTATCAATGATGAGGCCGTTGCCAAGTACGGTGTCAGGCAGGCTATCAAGCCAGAGAGCGGAGAACACGACCGGCAGGCTGTCTTTTTCCCTAGTGGAAAGGGTACAGGGTACAAGCGTAAAAACGCACTGATTAAAAAAGACGTGGAGGTCATCGGAGATTATGCTGGGTTATTTGGTCAGCAAATACATGCTGCAGGAGGCAAATTCCTCGTTATCACAGAAGGAGAGGAAGATGCACTCGCAATGTGGCAGGCGTTCAAGTCGCAAGGCAAGGATTACTCGGTGGTATCGATCCCTAACGGTGCGGGCTGCGGTGGTCTTGAGAAGCGTGAGGCGTGGGACTACATCACGAGCTTTGCGGGTGTACTTCTGGTATTTGACAACGATGAACAGGGCCGAGAAGGTGTCGAAAAGTTTGCTGCGCTGTTTGCGACAGAGGTAAAGATCAAGGTTGCCGAGTTACCGGACGGTTGCAAGGATGCCAACGATTGCATCAAGAACGGCAAAACTAGAGAGCTTGTCAGAGCTTGCTTTCAGGCTAAGGAATACCAGCCAGAACTTATCATTCCCGGATCTGATGTCAGCTACGATATGATCCGTGAGCCTATCAAGTCTGGCTATCATTTCAAAAGCTTTCCAGAGTTCAGCAAAAAGCTAGGCGGTTTGCGCGATGGTGAGCTTGGCATTGTTATGGCACCACCGGGTGTAGGTAAGTCTACATGGGTGGCAGAGATGGGCTACGAGCTTATCAAGCACACTGACGAAAAGGTGGCATGGCTTTTTCTAGAGGAGGACTTAAAGAAGGCAACGCAGCGGCTGGTTGCGCTAGACAATGACATCCCTTTGCCGCGCTATCGACTAAAACCTGAGCTAATACCAGAGGACAAGGCGAGGAAAAGCTATGATGATCTTATTAACAATGGTCGGACTTGGTTTATCGATCTTGGGCCCAGCGGCAGACTAAGTGTTGATCGACTGCTACACATGCTGAGGTACTACCGCAGCCAAGGTGTTAAGCGATTTATTTTTGACCACATCAGCATCCTTTTCTCACACGATGAGAGGAGCAACGAGCGGAAGTTGATTGACAACGTGCTGTCAGAGGTCGCGGCGTTCTGCGCTGCAACAGGCAGCAGCATGGTAATGGTTGCCCATATTCGCAGGATCGACCAGCACTATTACGTTAAGGATGAGGTCTATGACGCACAGTGGCTCTACATCGACCCAGCATCTGCCAGAGGATCAGGCAGCTTTGAACAGCTCGCTTTCTGGATCGCAGCCCTAGAGCCTGAGAAGACAGAGGATGAGCACAAGGGACGGGTTCGCATCAATGTTAAGAAAAACAGGGAGTGGGGCTTTACAGGGCCAACAGATGTGGTGCAACTTAATCAGATGACAGGAAGATTAGAAACTTGCGAGGTACCAGAGCATGATTATTGACGGAGGAAAAATCTGATGACTACTAGAATGTTAGTGATCGACATTGAGACAGACGGACTGCTTGACCAAATGACTGCTGTGCATTGTGCTGTAGCCAAAGATATTAAGACAGGTGTTGTGTACGAGTACCGCCCAGACCAGATAGAGCATTTCGTCAGGGCGTTAGAAGGTAACATTGTGATCGGACATAACATCATCAATTTTGATATTCCTGCACTGTGGCAGTGGTGTGAATGGAACGATGAGAGATTCATCGGTGAGTTTTATATGCAGACACAGTCAGAGATAGACACACTTGTCATGTCTCGGTTGTTGAACCCTGACCGTGAGCGCCCGAAGGGATTGCCACAGCGTGTAGGCCCACACAGCCTAGAGGCTTGGGGTATGCGGCTTGGGTTCCACAAGGGCGACTGTGATTCGTTTGCTGAGTACAGTGAAGACATGCTAGAATATTGTAAGAGAGACGTTGAAGTTACACACGAAGTCTATAAGGCACTTTGCAAGGAGATGAGCAGGTGAAACCTGACTGGAAACTGCCAATGCGTATTGAACATAAAGTCGCTGAGATCATTGCGGCTCAGGAGCGTGCGGGTTGGCAGTTTAATCTAGATCAGGCAAAGCAGAGAGTTGCAGAGTTAGAAAAGATTGAGTCAGAAATTAAGCCGGACATTTCAGCTATGCTCGGACACTACTATATCGCCAAAGGTGTAGTAGATAAGCCTTTTACTAAGGCTGGTAAGTTATCAGTCAGGGCGGACATAGGGCAGGATGTTGGTGGCCCTTTCGGTAAGATAGAGTGGCACCCTATAGAACTTAGCCAGCACCAGAAGGTAGGTGCTAGGCTTGTGCAACTTGGATGGCAGCCTACAGCTTACACACCGACAGGTCACCCAAAGATTAAGGTAGACGGTGAGCCGTGCCCTAACCTAGTCAAGATGCACAGCACAGTAGGACAACAACTTGCCAAGTACAGTAAGGTTACTCACCGTAAAAACCAGATAGTTGGATGGATCGAGGCTTGCAGACCAGACGGCAGGGTACCAGCTTGTGCAAACCCTAACGGCACCAACACTGGGCGCATGACACACAAGATCGTAGCTAACGTACCTAAGGCCAGCCCTGATGTATTCTTTGGTGAAGAGATGCGCGGATTGTTTACCCATAAAGGGAACGGTTATACCCTAGTTGGGTTCGATGCAGAAGGACTGGAGCTTAGAATTGCAGCACACTACATTAACTCACACGCTTTCACTGATGCCCTTATTAACGGGGACAAAAGTCTTGGAACAGATCCGCACACTAGAGTGCTCGAAGCATGTAGACCCTACGGCGTGGAGACAAGAGATGAGGCAAAGTCTTGTGTCTACTCTACTGTCTACGGTGCTTCTGCTCGCAAGGTTGCGTCAATACTTAATCTTTCACAGGCCGATGGAGACAAGATCATTAAGGCAGTGGAATCGGTGTTTCCGGGCATATCAACACTTAAACCAAAGGTTGAGAAAGCAGCCGCCAGAGGATACCTGATCGGACTTGATGGCAGGAAGATATGGATGCGCCGAGACGAGCAAGGCAAGATAATGAAACACAAGGCACTAAACTACCTGTTCCAGTCAGGCGGTGGCATAGCCATGAAGGTTGTGCTTTGTATCCTAGATAGAAAGATCAAGGAGCGAGGATTAGATGTTACTTTCGTAGGTAACATACACGATGAGGTACAAGCGGAGGTTGCAATAGACGACATATCGGGTTATAATAGTAGTGTAGATGAAGCATTTGCAGAAGCTACTAAGTTTTTGAAGCTACGGTGTCCGCTTGCTGGCGAAGTTAAGGCGGGCGAGACATGGGCCGACACTCACTGAGGTGATGAGATGAGAGAGTTTCCATTTGATGATATTGCAGATGGCAAGATGACTATCAAGATTGACGACAGAGAGACTAGCACTTATATTCAAAAAACAATTGACCCTACCTGCTGGAAGGATGCTTTGCGGGAATTTGTGAACATGCTCAATGGGTGCGGATATATTATAAACCCAATAAAAGCAGAAGACGTATTTAACGAACTAGAAGATAGTCAACGTAAGGAGTATTTGAACCATGAGTAAGCAAATTATCCAAGGTAAGATTGACAAGATCTATGTTAAAGACTTTGGCGAGGCTGACCAGTACGGCAACCAGTTTGCAGTCAACGTCAACATTGATGGACAGTGGTACGGACTGGGCAAGAAGAAAAAGCCAGCGGCCAACATCAAGCAGGGTTCAGGATGGCACCAGCTTGCAGAGGGCGATGTCATTGAGGCCGTGTGCGAGACCGTAGAGCGCGGGGGTCGCACCTACAACAACATTAAAGCAAGTGATGTAACACTAAAGGAGGCCGGTAGTGGTGGAAATTCTAACGTGGGTGGCTCTAGCAATCGTGGTAGCGGTGGCGCTGTACGCAATTCTAACTCTTTCGTAGGCGGTGATGATCGACAGGCTGCTATCATGCGGCAGTCTGCTATGGGCTATGCTGCACAGATTGTAGCTGCAACCCTTACCAGCAAATCATCATTAGATCAGGCGGCAGAGGACGTGCTACGAATTGCTGACCAGTTCTTTGTGCCATACGCAGAGAAAGGCAGCACCAGCCAGAAAGAAAAGGAGTTAGAGAACCAGCAGGAAGCAGCACAAACAGAAGAAGATTTTAACGACGATATCCCGTTCTGATGTTAAACGCCCCGGTAGCTCAACTGGACAGAGCAACGGACTTCTAATCCGTAGGTTGCAGGTTCGAATCCTGCCCGGGGCACCAACTTTTATAGAGTTATGAGTAAGACTAAACGTAAACAACCTGAGTGGCTAAGAGAAGATGACCGTTGGATGCGTAAAGGCGGAAAACATTTACAACCATCGAGGCGCTCAAAAAAGCAGGATTTTGAGAAGCAAATAGAGGACATGCTCAAAAATGACGGTTTTAGTGATAGATGCTGACTCTATAGTTTATGCTGCGGCATTTGCTGCTCAGGATTGGGCCGTGTTTGATGATGATGGCAGGCTTTGCAATACCTACAGCTTAAAAGGAGACGCTAAGGAAGCAGCTATCCATGCAGGAGATGCGGTAGAGCCTTTTCCTAGGAGTAAGGACGATGCTAGGGCTAACTGTGATGGTTTGATAGAGAACATTATTGACAGTTATGAGTACGTCACTGCCGTACAAGTTTGGCTGACAGTGCCTGACCTTAGTAAAAACTTTAGGTTTGCAATCTCAGAGGACTATAAAGGCAACCGTAAGGACTATCAAAAGCCTTTTCACTATGACACTGTGCGCCAGCATTTGATTGATAAGTGGAACGCAGTGATCAGCAGGGAAGGTTGGGAGGCAGACGACGAGGTTGCAGCGATTGGATGGGAGGCATGGCGACAAGAAGATGAGAACGTGGTTATCTGCTCTATCGACAAGGACTTAGACAACGTACCGGGCTACCACTATCGCTGGCCTACGCACAACAAAGAGGGCAGCATGTACCGCATCACAGAAGATGAGGCAATGCACAACTACTGGTGTCAAGTACTTACAGGAGACAATGCAGATAACATCCCCGGATTGTACAGGATAGGAGGCAAACGCGCTGACTCACTACTTAAGACTTGTAAAGGAGAACTTGATTACTACCGTACAGCTAGAAAACATTGGGTCATAAACTTAGAGAAGCAGGGCATAGAGGAGGAAGAGGCGGTCGAGAGGATGCACACGACGTGCAAGTTACTTTACTTGATGAGAGGTGAAAACGATGAGGGCTGGAGGCCACCAGAATGAACTACGAAGATACATTAATAGAGCTTATCCAACACATAAGCACTGATTATGAAACAGTTGATGATATTGAAACCAAGTTATTAGAAGATTTGAAAGAAGAAATCGATACAGTTTTATACGAACGCGCAACTACTATTAACATTTTAGCAGACATGTGGGACGACAGTCATGGCGAGACCGAAGACTGAGCCACGGTACAGATCAGGGCTAGAGAGGAGGGTTTGTAACAATCTTCGTAACAGAGGGATTAAGTATCAGTACGAACCCTACAAGCTAGACTACACAAAGGAGGTAAAACAAGGTTTCTGCCCAGAGTGCGGCAGCAAGGTAATGCTGAAGTGTCACCAGTACACACCAGATGTTGTGTTAGGCAACGGCATTCATGTAGAGATCAAGGGTAGGTTTACTGGCGAGATGAGAACGAAGATGATCGCTGTTAAAGAGTGCAACCCAGACGTTGACCTTAGGTTTCTCTTTCAGCGTGATGCTTGGTGCACCAAGAATCAGAAGATGAAATATTCTGAGTGGTGCGAAAAATACGGTTTTGATTATGCCATAGGGGAACAGATTCCAAGTGATTGGGTTGAATAAAGAAAAATTTATTGATACGATTGAAAGGTATTCCACACCAGTTACTGAGACAGGCTGCTGGATATGGGACAAGTCCTTAAATCGTGGCGGTTATGGAAGAGTCAAGATAGAAGGTAAAACCGTTTCTGCCCATAGACTGTCTTATATGGTGCATGTAGAAGACCCAAAAGACATGTATGTACTTCACAAATGCGATGTTGCTTGTTGTGTTAATCCTGAACATCTTTATTTAGGAACTCACCAAGATAACATGAGAGACAAAAAAGATAGAAAGAGGGCAACCAAGCCTAGGCCCAATGCACAAGGAGAAAAGCATGGAAACTGTTTACTGACAAAAGAAAATGTAAAAGAAATAAGACAAAAATATTTGCCTAGGCAGTACACATATAAAATGTTATCTAAAGAATATGGTGTATCTGTTAGAACAATACAATCAATAATTAGGAAAGAGCGTTGGAATTATGACTGGATCGACTAAAAAACATTTGTTTATACCAGATATCCATTGCAAGCCGGAGACTGACAAGAACTATCTTCGTGCAATCGGTAACTTAATTGTAGACATGAAGCCTGACGTGGTTGTCCATATCGGTGACCACTGGGACATGGGTAGTCTGTCATCCTACGAGGAGAGAAGCTCTGCTTACTTCCATGACAAGACCTACGCTGAGGACATTCAGGCGGGTATTGATGGGATGGATCAGCTACTAGGTCCGCTGAAGAAGTACCAGAAGCGCAGTGTGCTGAACAAAAAGAAGCGGTACAATCCTCGGTTAGTGTTTTGCTTAGGTAACCATGAGAATAGGATTACACGGGCTGTACACAAAGACCCACGGCTAGAGGGAACGGTAGGGTACCATGACCTAAAGCTAAAGGAGTACGGTTGGGAACAACACGGCTTTCTGGACATAGTAGAGATTGATGGTATCTTATACTCTCACTACTTTGTAAACCCATTGTCTCTAACCAAGAACTCATTGTCAGGTAACATTGAGAACCGATTACAGAAGGTAGGACAGAGCTTTAGCCAAGGGCACCAGCAGATTTACCAGCACGGTATGATCCACGATGCACTAGGCAGACCTAAGATTGGATTAGTCTGGGGCACATGCTACGAGCACGATGAGGACTACATGGGGCCACAGGGCAACGCTAGGTTTGATGGCGTGATGATGAAGAACGAGGTTAGCAACGGATTCTACTGCGGTATGCCTCTTAGTCTTAACTACTTGAAGGAGAAGTATCTATGAGCAACGAGATTGATGAGAACTTGGACTTTGAGGTAGACTTTAACCCAGACATGGAAGCCATGGGTTACGAGCTTGCTGGAGTAATCGAGTTCTATGAGAACCCAGAGACAGGGTTAGGTGCTTATAGATCTCTTCTGTTCAACACTACACTTGAGGATAACCTAGAAAAAGATCAGGACTACACAACAGGGCAGGAGCTTGTCCTAGTGACACAGGCAATGCTAGATGAGTATCTGACTAGCGAGAAGCACTGACATGGATGAGCTTAGGGAGGACTACATTGACAAGGTTATCGACTTCGCAAAGCATAGTCCGGCTAAGTTTAGGCACGCAGCGATTTGTTTGGACAAGAAAGGACAGATTGTTAGTTGGGCTACCAACTCTCGAAAGACTCATCCGATGCAAGCAGAGTACGCCAAGCGGACAGGAAAGATAGAAAAAGTTAGTCTTCATGCTGAGATAGCTGCTCTTATCAGGGCAAGAGATGACATAGAGACAGTGGTAGTGTGTAGGATTAACAAAAAGGGTGACCTAAGAAACAGCCGACCCTGCCCCATTTGCAGACTGGCACTAGAGGAAGCCAACGTAAAAGAAATTTGGTTTAGTACAGATAAGGGATTTGAGAAATTATGACAGAGCAAGCAATCACAACTAGATCCGCAGAGATCTTGTCGGACATTACGACGTTTACAAAGTACGCACGCTATGTGCCAGAGATCGGACGTCGAGAGACTTGGGAGGAGCTTGTTGAGCGCAACATGGCTATGCACATCAACAAGTATCCTAAGCTAAAGAAAGAGATTCAGGATGTTTACAAGAAGTTTGTAATGACTAAGAAGGTTCTGCCTTCTATGCGGTCTTTGCAGTTTGGTGGTAAGCCTATCCAGAACAGCCCTAACCGGATCTTTAATTGTGCTTACATGCCAGTAGATGCACCTGAGTCTTTCTCAGAAGCTATGTTTCTTCTGTTAGGTGGTACAGGTGTAGGTTACAGCGTACAGCGTCACCACGTCCGTGAACTACCGAGTATCTCTGGGCCGTTGAAGAAGAAAAAGAGATTCCTAGTCGGTGATAGTATTGAAGGATGGGCAGACGCTGTTAAGTTTCTTTGTGAGTCTTACTTCTACGGCAAGCCACGCCCTGTGTTTGACTTCTCTGACATCCGTCCTAAGGGTGCTAATTTAGTTACATCAGGCGGCAAGGCTCCCGGTCCACAGCCATTAAAGGACTGCTTGCACAACATTGAAAAGGTGTTTGAGACTGCCATTGAGGAAGGTGGTCGAGGTGTACAGCTCAAGCCTATCCAAGTACACGACATTATGTGCTACATCGCTGATGCTGTACTTGCTGGTGGCATCCGACGTGCAGCCCTAATCAGTCTGTTCAGTATGGACGATGAAGAGATGCTGGCAGCTAAACACGGTAACTGGTGGGAGACTGCACCTCACAGAGGACGAGCTAACAACTCTGCTGTCATCCTTCGGCACAAGGTAAGTCGCAAGGACTTTGATAGCCTATGGGAAAAGGTAGAAGCATCAGGATCAGGTGAGCCGGGTGTACTTTTCTCTAACGACAAGGACTGGGGAACTAACCCTTGCGCTGAGATTGGGCTGCGCCCTTATCAATTCTGTAACCTGTGTGAGCTTAACGTAAGTAACGTAGAGAACCAGAAAGACCTGAACGAGCGAGCCAAGGCTGCTTCTTTCATCGGGACTTTACAAGCGGGATATACCGATTTTCATTACCTTAGGGATGTGTGGCAGGAAACTACAGAGAAAGATGCCCTGATCGGTGTTGGTATGACAGGCATTGGATCAGGTGCTGTACTGCCGCTAGACCTAGAGCAGGCTACGGAGGAGGTACTGAAAGAGAACGAGCGTGTAGCTAAGAAGCTAGGTATCAACGAGGCAGCCCGTACCACTACGATCAAGCCGTCAGGCACCAGCTCGCTTGTGCTTGGTACTAGCTCTGGTATCCATGCTTGGCACAATGATTACTACATCCGCCGTATGCGGGTAGGTAAGAACGAAGCTATCTATGGTTACCTAGCAGAGAACCATCCTGAGTTGGTAGAAGATGAATACTTTAGACCTGACGATCAGGCGGTTATCGAGATCCCGCAGAAGGCACCAGAGACAGCGATCCTTCGACACGAGTCACCACTAGAGTTGCTAGATCGTGTGTCTAGGTTCAACCGTGAGTGGGTGCGTACTGGTCACAGGGATGGCCAAAATAGCCATAATGTGTCAGTAACTGTGTCAGTCAAAGAGGATGAGTGGGACTTAGTAGGTGATTGGATGTGGAAGAACCGTAACCACTTTAACGGTATTTCTGTCCTACCTTACATGGGTGGTACTTACAAGCAGGCACCTTTCGAGGACATCGATGAGGAGCAGTACAAGGTAATGGAGTCAGCCCTTACTTCTATCGACTTGACACAAGTACAAGAGGCAGAGGATAATACTGACTTGACTGGAGAGATCGCCTGCGGAGCGGCGGGTTGTGAAGTTACGTAAGGCTTGGGAAATATGGGCTAAGGCGATAGGCACTAAAGCCTACTCCGATAGCCGAAAGGCAGATGTGGTGGCCCTGATCCGCACAGCGTGGGTCATCCTCCACATCCTAACTTGCCTTGCTATCATAACTAACGCTATAGCTAATCACGGATTGAGAGGACTACTAGGGCTATGAAACTATTAAACTATGGATCAAAAGCTTGGGGTGAGGGCAAGTCTTGGTGGCTTATAATTGGAAAAGATCTTGGCTTTCAAAGAGACTTGTTCAGAGTAGAGATAGACAAGACTGTTCGTTCTCACTTCTTCATTGGAGCGCAGATCGGAGGCGACTGCCTGTTTGAACTTGATTTATCTTTTGGAAAGTATTGTGGTGAGATTAGGATTTGGGGATATTAAGTATGAAAGCAGAGTTGATTGATAGCATGGGGAGTGACATTACTGTCACGAATTGTGCACGAGTTTCGTTTTCTAAGAAAAAGGATGTGTTTGACGATAAGGATGCTAGACTGATTAAATACCTAGCCTCACACGGCCACACAAGCCCCTTTTTCCATGTGATGCTACAGTTTAGAATCACGGCCCCTATCTTTGTCGCTAGGCAGTGGTACAGGCACACAGTAGGGTTTGCTAGAAACGAAGAGAGCCGCAGGTACATCAGGACTGAGCCATCTGTGTTTCACCCTGATAGTTGGAGATCAGCACCAGAGGGCAGCATTAAGCAGGGCAGCGGTGGTACACATGAATACTCTCACACTATCCAACAGACTTGGCAGCAGATGGCCGAACACTCTGTCAAGGTATACAACAACCTTATCTCTCAGGGTGTAGCACCAGAGCAGGCTAGGATGATCCTGCCACAGGGTGTAGAGACTAGCTGGGTTGAGACTGCAAGCCTGTACGCCTATGCCAGACTTTGCAACGAAAGAGTGCAGGACGACGCACAGAAAGAGATAAGGGACTTGGCTGTACAAGTAGACCAAGTATGTAAAGACGTAGCACCAGTGAGCTGGGAGGCTTTAAGATATGAGTAACTTACACGCAGAAGACAGATTCATGTACCAGAACGCATCAACCACAAATCCCATGCAATCTAGTTATGAAAACCAGTTGCTAGATGACTACGAGCAGGTGACTGCGGACTATGGCACCCTTAAAATGGACGATTTGAACACAATAGATTTGACTACGCCTCAAGAAAGAGAGGCTATAGAAGATGGGTTGTATGACAATGTAGAAAAACCTATCCACTACAACGTAGGTGGCATTGAGTGTATTGAGGCAATCAAAGCCTCTATGACAGAAATAGAGTTTAGAGGTTACCTAAAAGGCAACACTGAAAAATACCTTTGGCGCTACACCTATAAAAACGGTCTGGAAGATTTGAAAAAAGCCCGCTGGTACTTAGATTACTTGATCGCTGAAATGGAGCAGGTAGATGGCTATAACGGATAAGATGATTGAGCGTGTAAAGAAACACGAGGGTTACAGAACATCACCTTACAAAGACACAGTAGGCAAGTGGACTGTAGGGTACGGCAGGAACCTAGAAGACAACCCACTTGATGTTGTTGAGGTCCTTAAGCTATTCAGTGGAACTAATTTCAAAAGTCCTGTTAACGCTGAGATGTTCTTTGAGGATCTATTGATACGAGACATCAGAAAGCACACAGAGGAGCTAGAAAGTAGACTTGCCATGTTCCCTATGTGTGACCAAGATGAGCAGACTGTGCTGATTGACATGGCCTTTAACCTTGGCGTACCTACACTATTAAAGTTCAAAGGTATGCTCCATGCTATTGACAACGATGACAAGGTAGAGGCTGCTGTAGAACTACTAGACTCTCGATACGCAGAGCAGGTCAAGACTAGGGCTATGGATAATGCTAAATTACTAGCCGGCGGTGGGTTCAGAGAAGCTCTAGATAGGCTAGAAAAAAAGAACCCCCGAAGATACAAGATCATCGAGGGCTATGTATAGTCCTAAGGTAGCTAGGCAGTCTTATTATGGGCTGCCTTTTTTTATACTGAACCCTTGCTTACCGAACCACCAGCGAAGGCCGAAAGAAGCCGCTACAATGCCGAACATAACCATCTGGTACCAGTATGGCATGGTAGTAACAAACTCAGCCCACTGAAGCGCCTGTGGCCTTAGAGAGGGAAACCACCAAGCAACTAGCGGAAAGAAGATGATGATAGTAATGATCTCATCCTTGATGCTGTACTGTGCTTGCCTGAGAGCAATCAGATCCCAAGTGGCCTCCATCTCCGCCATCTTCATCTGAAAGGTCTTCTCAGCCTCGTACTTAGCTTTCTTGCTGTCAATCCAAGACTGAGCAATACCCGCCACTGCTGATACAATACCTGCCCACATATTATCTATCCTGTTTACCGTTTAACACTTCAAATATCTGACGTAGCATAGACTTAACTTCAGCCATATCATCTCGGTAGTCATCACGTCTTACATAGGTCTCAGAGGCATGACGCTCCAGCTCTGCCATGTCAGACTGTAGGCGCTTTACACTGTCCCAAAGGATTCTCATAAACCAGCCGATCAGGACTAGGACAAATGACATGATGATGTTAATGATGAAAGATGGTTCCATTGTCTATTCCTTTACTCTTCGATGTCTTCAGGCAGTTCTGGCTTATCTTTAGTTAGCCCAAGCAGTTCCAGAGCAGCGGGGCCAGCAATGCCGTAGATACCGACAATTGCACCAACACTGGCAGACCCGCCTTCTTCTGGTGAGTACAGTGTCAGCGCGTCCTTTGCCCGGTTAGCAGCAGCCATGTCGATGGTGCTTTCCGAGTCCCATGCGGGGCGGGTGACCTCACCTGCAAGGCTGTCAATCCAGCTCTGGTCAGCAGTAAAGGATGCTGCACTATAGGCGTTGGCTTCTGCGTCGTACCAGAAGTTCTCTCGGTAAGTATTGGCATCTGCCGGGCCATCGCCTACAGCCATAGCAAACTGATTGGCATCAGCAACCATCACCTCAGGACAGGCAATAGTGATTCTCATAATTAATATCCTCCTTCGACGGTGACTGTCCAGCCTCTGCTTCTAAGATCATCAATCGCTGCCTCACCCGTGGCTGATGGTGCATTTCCACCTGACTGGTCAAAGGTACCGTTAGATGTGTTTGCCGCTTCAATTGCAACAAGAATGTCATCAATCGACTGCTGGGTTAGATTGGTGTTGGTAAAAGCCTCTTCGTAATTAGTACAAGGGCTATCCGCAAAAGGATTGCCTGTCCCGCCTGTTACTGTGACGGTAGTGAGACTGGAAGCGTCTAGTGTAAATCTACTAAAATTAGTAACAGAAGAAGTATCCCAGTTAGATACATCTAAAGCTGTGAGGCTTGAGCAGTTTCGTACAAAATCACTAAAATTAGTAACAGAAAATGTATCCCAATTAGAGACATCTAAAACACTTATATCTGTACTACGTGCAAAATTAGAAAAATTAGTAACAGAAGAAGTATCCCAATTACTAACATCTAGTGTTGTGAGGTTACCGCAGCTAATTGCAAAATCTCTAAAACTCGTAACAGAAGAAGTATCCCAGTTGGAGACATCTAAAGTTGTGAGGTTACCGCAGCCGGCTGCAAACCTTCTAAAACTCGTAACAGAAGACGTGTCCCAATTACTAACACCTAGTGCTGTTAGACTAGAACAGTTGCGTGCAAAAGAATTAAAATCAGTAACAGATGACGTGTCCCAGTTAGAGACATCTAGTGTAGTGAGACTGCTGCATCTTTGTGCAAACCTATCAAAACTAGTAACAGAAGACGTGTCCCAATTACTAACATCTAGTGTTGTGAGGCTAGAGCAGTTATCTACAAACTGAAGAAAAGTAATAACAGATGATGTGTCCCAGTTGGATACATTTAAAACAGTAATATCGGCTCTTTCTGCAAAATTTCTAAAATCAGTGACAGATGATACGTCCCAGTCATTAGCATACAACTCAATTAAATCGTCTCTTTCTTTGAACCAACTCTCCATACTCGTCACACCAGCAAAGTCAGCACCTGCGCCCTTGCCAACAAGGTAGTTCTTTACGCTTGGCACTGCGTTGGCTGCAATATCACCTTCTACAAGGAACAGTCCTGTAATGTTATCGCTGGGGAAATACGACTCATCCTGAGTGATTGAGTATGCACCATCAGGGACAGATACCTTAGCGTGAACAATACCCTCATCCGAACCCTGTAATAGCGTAGCGGTAAAACCACCAGACCCAGTAAAGTCCATTGAGAAGTTATCGTCTACCAGATCGAAGGTTACTCGATCAGGCGTTGCAGCCAGAAGCGGTCGAGCAGCAGAGGTTGCCTGAGTGGCGTGGTTGTCATTGCCGGACAGATCATCAATACGAGCAACTGCATCTCCAACAGTAGCAGCAGTAGTGCCGCTGGTATCGGTGTAGGTAGTCGTCGGAGACGGCTCAAGCCAAGCACCGTCCTTTCCATTAGTAAAAAGACCTGCTGGAGTAGCAGCAATTACAGCTCGCTCATTAGGGGCAGTAAAAAGACGCAGGCTGGTGTCAAAAAAGTTATCAGGCACAGTTAGATCAACAGGCCACAGAATCTCTCCATTGACCGGCATGAGTAGCTCACCCGGCACAACAACCGCATCTGCATTGACAGTCGTGAAGTCACCAGTAGACGGAGTAGTTTCGCCAATAGCTGTACCATCAATGTTCCCGCCAGTGATAGCGACGTTGGTTGGGTCATAGTCAATACTCGCCCAAACTGATCCTGTGTACACTCTTAAAAGACTTAAAGTCGTGTCATAGTAGAGTGCTCCGGTAAGCAGTGCATCACCGTCATTATCAACAGTTGGCTCTGATGATTTAGCTCCTAGATAACGATCATCAAAACTATCAAAGGCCGATTCTGCTGCAATCTTTGCTGCTTCTGCATCTTGTGCGTTCTGATCTGCGTTCTGTATATCAACAATGTTTGCAGCCACAGTAGTCACATCAGATGTAATACCTGCAACAGCAGAAACATCTGTGTCTACGGCAGCTACCGATGTAACATCTGCTGTAATTCCTGACACCGCTGTAACATCTGTGCCAATAGCAGCGACTGATGTAACATCCGTAGAAACACCGGCAACTGTTGATACGTCAGTTGACACTCCAGCAACAGTAGTTACATCAGAAATGTTATCACTTACTGTCTCTACTTGGGATGCGATAGGGGCAACAGCATTGATATTTGCCTGCTCTGTAGCAGATGGCTTTATATCAGACCATGTATCAGAAGATAGATCATAGACACGAATCACATCTTCTGTGGTGTTGTAGTACAAAGCACCATCAATAAGAGCATCGCCATCGTTGTCTACTGTAGGGTTAGAAGACTTAGCACCGAGGTACCTATCATCAAAGTCATCTAGACTAGTCTCAGCAGCAGCCTGTGCAGCCTCAGCAGCAGCTTGGGCTTGTTCCGCTAATGTGACAGCAGCAGCTATATCAGCTTGTGTAGCTACAATATCACCAGTAGAGATAGTAGCGTTCTGTGATCCTCTAAAGATAGGCATTGACTATTCCTCTCTGAGTTCTTCTTCTCTTTCGTTCCATTTTTCTGCTCCGCCGCCAAGCCAATTGTAAATTAATTTACCAATAACAGGAACGTCATTTATCGCCCTAAACAGATCATCTTCAATTTCTTTTTCGCCAGAAGCGTAATCACCAGCATTTGCAGATAAACTAAATAGCTCGTCAATAAGAGGTGTAGCAGGAGCGATAGTATTAAGCACACCACCGCTAATATCTCCTCTTTGAAAGTACCTTTCTCCTAGATACTTACTCATTCCATAAGGAGCAAGCAATGTCCACATAACCCTTCCCGGAATATCTTCTGGCTTTACTTCTCTTCCTAACATTAAGTCTCTAACAACACCTAATGCAGTCCCTGAAGCAGTCATATAAGCCATAAGAACAGCAGCTTTTTTTGCAGCCTGTGCTTTACTTCCAGTTCTAAACTCATTGACAATTTGATTTCTTACAAGATCATACTGTTTTAGTGTAAACGATTTTAACTGATAAAGGATTCTTCCATTAGGATTTCTTAAATATACTTCTGGCATTTCGGATCTAGCTATTGGCTGAAGATCAGCAAGAGCAGAAAACGCTAACTGCTTTACGTTATCTGTAACAGTCCTATCTTGAAGGTTTTGAATCAACGCCTCTGTCTCATCACCGAACTGTGCACCATACTGTCTTCTTAATTCTGTTCTTCCTTTTGCAGTTTGTGCTTTGCTCATAAATCTTCTAAGAGCTGCATTAATTGTAGCATCTTTGCCCAGCCTGTCTAATTTAGTAAACCCAGAAGCAGAAAACATACTTCTTAAAAATCGTGCTGTTTTTTCAGGACTTTCAAATTCCTCGGCTGCATTTCTTAAACCGAGCTCAGCTACATCAGTATATTTTTTACCAAACAAACTAGCTAACGTATTTCTAAAGCCATAAATAGCGGCAGACCTAGAAAGTTCATCTAAATTAATTAGCGCAGTATAAGGATTAGCAATAGTAGAAGCGTATCCAATATCTCTTACACCTTGAATTAAAGATGCTGGGCTTTTTTCGCCACCAATAAATCTAGCAGATAACATGTCCTGCAAAGACAACTCACCTTCCGGTGTAATTGTGCCTCTTGCTCTTTCTTGATCTACTAACCTACCAATAGATGTTTGTGTATCTAACAGGCCATCATCAGAATTTGTAGAGGCCTTTCCAAAAAACTTTCTTTTTTCTATGTCATCAACAGATCTTCTAATGTAGGCTTGCAGTGCAGTGTTTGCGTCTTCGTAAAACTTAAGCTGTTCTGGAGCAATTTTTTCAATAGTCCGTGGCTTAGTAAAACTTAATTTATTGTCTACGGTCTTAGGGGTGTACCCTCTAAGAACTCTGTCAATAATTTGTGTTCTCTCATCTAAAGACAAATCATTTACTTCAATTTTTCTGCTTCTTGCTGCTTGACGAAGAGCTTCATCAATCAAACTTCTTTTTTCTACACCTAAACTTTTTCTAAGTCCGTCAAGATCTTTTATTAATCTTGGAAAATAATTTGGAAGCCTGCCCATTTCATAACCAGACTCAACCAGCTCATCGCCTATTCTATTAATAGTTTTTAATGCACTGTCAAAATTAGGCAACTCATCTGGGGATACACTTTTAATTAATCCCTTAGCTGCATCAAAATTGCCATTAAATAGTTGAAGGTCTACTTGATTTCTTATATTAGATGGAAGCCTACTGAGTGTTCTTGCAAAAGGCTGTACCTCTACAAGACTGTTTGCTGTTTTTCTATGAGCATCAGCTTCAAAATTACGAAGTCTTCCAGCAAGGGCCGGACTTATGTTTTTAATTCTAGTTTGAATTGCTCCTAGTAGTTTATCAACTGCTCCAGATTTTTGTCTACTAACAACAGAGTCATTAGTCACATCAAACATAGCAGCTTGCCTAGCTTTACTTTGAGTGCTAGGAATGTCCAGCTTTTTGTTTGTTAAATTAGCAAGCGCAGAAAGGTACTCGTCAGAAAACCCCAACTCTTCTTGCACTTCTTTGATTGCTTTGGTAGGAGATTCTCCAACAGCTACTTTTTTTACAATTCTGTCTTCAACATCTTGTTGAGTTTCTAACGCCCTTTTTCTTGAACGACCTTCTGCAACATTAGCCGCAACTCTTTTGCCAGCCGCTACAACAAGAGAAGCGCCAGCGCCGCCAGCAAATCCTAATGCAGTCCTTTCTCCTAATTCTGCGGCAGGGGGGAGCTCACCATTTTCTGCTAAAGATTCAATAGCAAAATCTACTCCAGCAAAAGTAGCACCTTCTATTGCAAGAGCTCCAAGCCTAGTCCCTGCTGTAAGGGGAACAAGAGAAAGTATTCCGGCTTCACCAACCAGATTACCAGCTCCAAAAGAAAAGGTGCCTCTGTCTGGCTCAAAATCCTCACGCATTTTTTCTAGTTCAGCGTCTTTGTATTCTCTTAAAAGTTGTCTTCTTGTTTCTGGTGTAGCGTCTTGAAATCCTTCATCAAAGTCATCAAAAAATTGAAACCCATTTTCAAAACTAATGTTAATGTTAGGAAGTGGGTAGTAACTGTTCATGTAATTACTGAATGACTCTACAAGATCATCACCCTCTTTCATGCCATAAAGAAAGTTTCTGAATGGCGCGTTCTGGCCAGACTTAATTATGTTACCATCTTCTAGCATATCGCCGGGTTCTGCTCCAGCATTTTGAAGGGTAGGTGAAATGGATATGTCATACTCAGTAATAATCTCGCCTCTAGGTTCTTGAGAAACCACCCTCTCAAACTGCCCATCAACAAATTTATCTCCCGGCTCAGCACCTAATTTTTGTAAGGTGTAAGAGCTAACAATATCTTCTTCTTTTAAAGTTCCGAGAGGAGGTTCTGGTCTAGAAAAACCTGTTTCAATTTGCTGACTAGCTTCTTGTTGCGCTTGCTGTCTAGACGCTGGCGTGTCTCTCTCTCTTTGAACAACCTCTTCTGCCGTTTCATCTTTTTGTGGCGCAAGCTCTTGTCCCGGCACTCTTCTTAAACGCGGGTCATTTCTACTTGCTCTAAAATTACTAGGATTTAAAGCCATAAAAATACCTTAAGGGTTGACTCTACCAGCAAACGGATCATTCTGTGGAGTAGCAGTTCCTGCTGGAGCTGTTGGTGCTCCAGTTGTATCTGGAGCTGGTGCTCCGCTTCTTAGCGTATTAAGTTCATTAATAGCTTCGTTAAGAGACTGTTCTACACTAAGTTCAGGGGACTGATTTCTTATTTCTAAAGCTCTTTGTTGCACTTGCAAAGAAACAGCACTAACTGCATCTTCATCCCTTCCTCCAGTAAAAGGAATTCCTATTCCAGCTAAAGTGGCTTGAGGGGTGTCTTCAACAAAACCTTCAATCCTATTTTTAATTTCTTCGTTAGTGTCAATAACTGCTTCAAATGGAGACAATGAAGTTTCTGTTGGAGCAGCAGCTCTTCTTTTATCTCCGCCAGCTCTTAATCTGTTGTATTCTTCGAGAGTAGTGTTCTCGTTAATTAAGCCCCTTTCAAGAGCCAAAGTATACTCTCTTATTCTTGAAGGCGTTCTGTCTTCTGGAGTAGATTTAGTTTCTACCCCTCTAAACTCACCATCCAAAAGAGTAATAAATACTTCTTGGCCTTCTGCTAGCTGCCCAATTTCAGGGTATCTTTCCACAAGAGCATTAGCTCTAGGTGTACCACCAACTGCCCTTATATTAGTTTCTACAGGCTCAGGAGCAATCTCTTTTTCAACAGCTCCAATCCTTATTAAAGAATCAATAGCTAATTGATCTTGCCCAAGTTCTTGGAACCTGTTTACAACAAAATCTCTAAAGCCTCTTGGATCGGAAGAAAGGTCAACACCTGCTTCAGCGGCTTCTCTTTGCACCTGACGGACAGCTTCTGCTTTTTTTACTTCTTCAGGCTGATCAAGAATACCTAGTCCTTCAGCACCTGCTCTAGCACCCATGCCAACAAGGCCACCAAAAGCAGCACCTAGTCTTGCATAAGGGTCTTGCCCTGCATTAGAAATAGCGTCTGTCAAAAGCCTTGATCTGCGTTGCCCTCTAGTCTCAGGTTGGCTAAAAATACCACCACCTAAAAGACCGGTAGTAGCGTCACTGGATTGACTAAACAAGTCGCCGATGTTCAATAATCTGCTTTCCATTTTAGGCAGTCCCTCCAAATAACGAAGCGCCAGACCCAACAAGACTTGCAAAGAAGTTAGCCTGATTGGCTTCAGCTTGCTGTCTTAATCCTTCTGTTCCTTCTTGCGCTCTAAGTGCCTCACTGCCAAACTGCCCGCCTAGCTGTGCCAAGCCTAGTGGTGCTGCACCTAACTGTAGTGCACTGCCTAGTAAGCCTTGACCCCTCTGGAAAGCCTGCTGCTGGGCAGATAGTGCGTTCTGTACTAGAGCCTGATTCTGGGCTTCTCTAAGCCCTTGAGACTGTAGCTGACCAGCAGTGCTACCCAACAAACCTTGATTAAATAGTCTAGACTCTTGAGACAACTGCTGCCTTTCAAACTGAGGTGCAAATGCCCTACTAAGAAAGCCTATCGATGCTTCTGGTGTAGCCGCTGCTTGCAACTGCTGAGGTACTTGCCCTAGAAGACCTGAGTAAATCCTTTGCAGCTCTGGTGATAGCTGTGCGTTTACTTGCTGCCCATCTACACTAGATTGCCCTAAAACTGAGCTTACATCAAAAGGCCTGTACTGAAGTGGGTTGACAGATTCACTGCCCCCTACTCCAAACAGACCACCTACTGCGTCTACTATACCGCCCATTATACTCTCCTATCTAACCGATAGACTTCTCTTTCGACTCCATCATCGCAGAGAGGTGTGTGATCTAAAACCAGTCCGTAAATACTCATAAACTTTTTCAGCTTTGTGTTTTCTTTGTCTGTTAGTACATAAAGTGGAAAGTTGTGCAGTTTTAGCAACTTGTCTAAATCTTCCCCAAACTCTTGCCTAACAGATTTGTTGTACTTGTAAACATCAGCGTGGATAAACGTGGCGATGTTTCTGTAATTCTCTAGCCAAATGGTGTACTCAGGTTTGTTTACTACAGCTACCTTGCTAGGGATCATGTCTTAATAATGTACATCATGGCTACGTTGCGGGGGCGAGTTTCGGTATCACCTGACGAGCTAGTAGCAAAGTCAAACTCATCGGGATTATCGTCTGTGTCGCCGCCATTAGCTGCTGTTTCATCAAGAATTACTGCGGCAGTTGCACCACCGTTTCTTTCAAACCTTCCGCCTTTGTACAGTGTATAATCGTGGGTGTGAGGTTCAACACTTCCGCCTTGACTAGATCCGATAGTACGGCCACTGTCTACATCACGCCCATTGTCCCATCCACGAATAAACTCACCACGAAGATCTGGAAGATTAAAAGTTGAAGTACCATCTCCTACACCAAAGTTTGTGCCAATAGCACTGAACAAATCAGAATACGTTGAGCGGCTGACAGCAGATCCGTCGCACTCTAGCCAGCCCGTTGGTGCAGTGCTGCCTCCAAAAGCCATTACAACGCCAGCGGGTGCGGCAATTTGAAGAAGAGTTGTCTGGTTATTACCGCTGTCTTCAATAGCACCTGTAGCAGTAAACTGAGCAATATTTCCTGTAGTAGCAGCAGGTACTTTATCAATCTTAGTTGTAGATGCAGATGAGATATTATTAAACTCTGTATCAATCTCTGCACCAGATACAATCTTATTAGGATCACCTGCTGTCAGTGTGTCCTTGACTGCAAAGTTTACTGACTTATTATAATCGGTCATTATCGTCTACCTCTACGAGCAATCTTGCCGCCTTTAAGATAAAGGTCAACTTTTTGTATGTTTAGTTCTGCGCCATCAACTTCTGTTTCTAAGCCAAACTGCACAGACTTACCACTTCCTGACATTCTATATAGCAACTGGCTAACTGGGTTTATACGGGAAAACTCTGCTGTTCCGTACTCTGCAACCCCGTACTCTGATGGGCTTACTGAAACCTCAACACTGTTGTTTTCTGAGTCGTAAGTAGTAGGCAGAAAATCAAACCCCCATTCAAAGGTTATCCTTGCTCCGTAGCCACCTCTGATTGTAAGCACTGCTTGCTTAAAAATCTTTGTCGCTGTACCTACTTCACCTTCACCTGAAACCCAGCCAGATTTGAAATTCATTACATAGCTTTCGCCATTGTCTTCGTAGCCGTTGTACAACCCAACATATCCCGGCTGTCCGAGGTAAACATTATCTTGCCTGTCTACAGCTAGTGCAGTTGGGTTAATGTCGTACCAAGTAAACACTCTAGCTTTTTCATCTGGTGTTGGGTACCTAATGTTAAGGTAAAATGTAATCTTTGATGTAGGGAAAGAGATTAGGTAAAAACCTTCGTCTGCTTTGTAACAAGACTTTATGTTTTGGGCTGGCTCTGAAAGAGAAAACTGGGCCATAAAGTCAGAAACATTGTCTGCTAAATTAGCAAGGGGTAGTGAGCGAACATCACCACCTGCCTGAATGTTACGGGCTAGTGAGATAATACCCTCTTCACCAAGAAACAAGATATCGTTGCCAATGTTCTGGATAGAGTCACGAGCAATGCACCCAGTGTTGTTGATAATATCAACTAGCTGAAGGGCGTTGTTAGGATCTTCTCCGCCTGCGTATAAAACAACCTGTTTACGGCCAAAGATAACCAAGTAGTTGTTAAACTCTTGGATGCCTACAATCTCATCTGTTCCGTTAGACCAGACTGTGTACATGTTAATCAAGCCTGATGAGCCTGTGTCTAGTACATCTTCTTGCAGTAGATCAGAATACCTAATGGTCTGTGCATCACCATCTACGTACCAAACTCGACCCCAAGCAGATAGTGCATCAATTGGGTCTGATGGTGCAGTGTCAAAGCTGATGTCAGCAAAGTTACCACCGTCTGTTTTGATGATAGGAGAATGTCCTGCCTGAACACCGATGCAGTCACCGTTAAAATTAACAAACTTCCAGTTGTCATCAGTCGGTGTTGTGACTGTGCCGGTAACTTCTGATACTGATGAGGTACCTTCGTACAGCTTGTTTCCTGCTGACCAGACAATACGGCTGCTGTTACCGTTGTCTATGTACTCGTGGATTGTTTTAACAGCAGGTTCGCCAGATAACTGACTGGCACCATCAAAAGTAGTCCATCCTTTTCTAGCTGAAATAGTGCCTTGGGTTGACAAAGCACAGTTTCTTGCTGTAAGACACCACTGTGGGCCAATCTCTAGCCCAGCTAGTTTAGTGTTTAAGCCGTAAGAAGCTGGCCCTACAACAGAAAACGGTGTAAGTAGTTTAGCCATTAAACTGCAAACCAGTTAGCTTCATCAGAAGTGTTGCCATTATCCCAAGCAATAGCATCAGCAAGCGAGCTAGTGTAGTCACGGAAGGCTAAGTCTGATAGGTAGCCTTCGTCTTCACCGCGCTCATAAATAGCTCTTGACCATGCGCCAAAGGTAATAGGCTGCACAGGACACTTGATCTGTGTAGCGTCATCAGAGCCATCTGTAGCTAGATCGTCTTGTGGGATAACAACGTCAAAGTTAATTGAGTAAACTTTGTCAGGAATTGGGTAGAAGTCTACAAGTACATCACCGTCATCACTAAACCCGTTGAACTCAAACCACTGTGGCTGGTTTTCTGTAACATCATCGTGGTTTAGCTGACGAGACATCCAACGAGTGCTGGGTGACTTCTGTAGAAAAGTATCTTCTGTGTCATTAAAAACAGAAGGGCGGCCAGCGTAATCAGTAAGTAACCGAAAACGCTGACCACTCCCATTTAATTCGTACCTAAACGTACCTTGCTCTGTGGCAACCTGAATGGTGTTTTTTAGGTGCGTCCAGTTCCAAGCATCCTCTACCTCTCTTTTTGCATCATTAACGAACGTCCCGATAAGACGAGCATAAGCATTGTCATTAACTGAAGTTACTTCGCGCTCTCTAAGGCGACGTAAAACAGAGTTTACTACTGAGAGGTAGGTAGCCATTATTCTTCCTCAGTTGATTCCGTGTAAGTCTTCTTTGGGCGTCCTAGTGGCTTTCTTTCAGCCTTCTTGTAACGCTTGCTTCTCCAAAGATTTTGTTCAAAGTGTTCTTCTGTCACTTCAAACGTCTTGCCGGTTACTGTATCTTCAAGTGTAATCATAAAGACCTCTAGTTAAAGGCAGGGGGAGACTTGCTCCCCCAACCTGAGTTTCCTACCTACGATCAGGAAGGAACAACTGCTACAACAGCAGCGTCGTCACGGAGCTCTGATACACCGTAGAGCATATCTACAGTAAGCAGATCACCGAGGTACTCCTGCTTGTACTGGGTCTGTGCCCGTGGTGCAAGCTGAGTGACGAGAACCATTGCGCTCTCGTGGAACATGCCAGCGGCACGGTAGTCGGTGCTTTCGTCATCAGCCTGAACCGTTGGTAGGTTGCTGGAGACGTAAACCTCAACACCGTAGATGTTGCCAACACGGCCATTGCGGATGCTGTTAGTAGCACCAACTTCACCCACAAAAGCCTGCTCAGTGAACCGGCTAATGCCAAGAAGGTTGTTCTTCTCAACAGGTGGGATTACGAGATAACGCTGTGACATCGGAACGTCTGCGTCATCAAGGGTCTGGATCATCTGACGAATACCAGCATCAGTAAGGGCAGCGCCGTTACCAGTGTTAGTAGAAGCAGAGCCATCCCAAGCAGTGCTGCCATCTGAACCAATGACTGCGCCGCTGTAAGCAGTGCCGCCCTGAAAGCCGCCGAACAGATCACCTAGATCGGAGTCAGCCTGCTTAGCAAGAGCAAAACCAGCATCATCAGTGTAGAACTGACGAAGGCTGTTAAGTGCCTGCGTAGCAACGATGTCCTCGATCATCCGTGAGTATTCGAAGTGCTTGTCAATGTTGACCTGTACTTCACCCTCGGTGTTGGTAATCAGTGTGACCTGACTTTCAGCAGTCTTCTGACTAGCTGATCCACGGATCGGGGCAGGGATATGAATAACATCGCCCTTTTTGCCCTGATGGTTCATGTTCTTTACCAGATTGGCTAGAACAAGGTTTGATTTAAATGATGCGATAACTTCGTCTGACCACACCTCTGGGACAAAAGTCGCCGCGGTGGTTGAAGTTACATGATTACTTCCTAGAGCCATGATTAAAATCTCCTACGATTTACTTTACTCTCCCTTCACTGTACGCTTGCATGATTTCCTCTTGCATAGAATTGTACCGATCAGGGTCTGTCATTTTCATTTTGATAAGGTCTGCGCGTCTGTAGACTTTCTTAGTACCTTTGTTACGGTTTCCGGTGCCTTCTAGGGTTGCCTTTTTACGGGCTTCCTGTCTGTTGGCCTTATCGTTACCGCTATCTTCAGTTGCACCTAAGTTAGGGTTAATGGCTTTGTAAAGGTCAAACAGTTCGTTAGCTGCTTCATAGTCATACTGATCTGCTTTCTTGGCAAGATCTAAGCGGTACTTAGAAGTTGATACAAACTGCTGGAAACTTTCATTTTGTGCAAGATCCATGTAATCAGGATGCTTTTCAACAAATGTCTTGTGTGCTTCCTCACGGTCCTTGCTTGAAAGTTTTTCCTTTAACTCTCGTACCTCACGAGCCAGTCCTGACTTTTCAAGGTACTTGTCCGTAGCCTGCTTAGGTGAAGAGAACCAATCGTCGTCTGACAGAACCTCTTCTTCCTTGGTCGCTACGCGCTCAGTTGCGTTTTTCTTCTGTTGGATTTCTAGCTGTAGAAGCTCGTCTGTGAGTTTTCTAAGCTCTCCGATTTCGTTGCCTTTTCGACCATAATCTTTTTCAAGATTGCGGTACATATCAACAACGTCTTCAAAGGACTTACCCTGAAACTTCTCAGGAACCTCACTTCCTTGGCCTTCTTCTGGTTCAGGTGTTGTTACCTCTTCTTCAGCCGAAGCCTCACTAAGGTTTACAAACTCTTCGCCTTCCAATGCCTCAACTTCTTCCTGCTGATCCACGATTCTGCTTTCCATTTATATCTCCTGCCTTAAAAAATGAACTAAGGGTTGTAGGAGTGAGTTTAATCAAAGCGTTAGGGTTATTTTCCTGCCCGCGCCCTGCGTTCATGGGTTCTACCCCACTGCTCGTATGCAGTAGGAAACCCGGGGTCTGTGCCATCACAACTAAAGTTGCAAGTGCTCAGAATTGGCTGTGCAAGTTGACCACACTTTCTACACTTAAAGATGTCTGACGTGTCGTTTGCCATATCTTCCCAAGTGTAAAAGCACGACTTGCACTTAATATCAAAAATCTTCATAATCCTGTTCTTCTTCTTCAATGAATTGATATTGTGATTCAAGGATATCTCTAAAAGAAACGATCATTCGGAGGATTTCTACTTGTCCTTTGGATCTGTGCAGATCCTCTAGGGTGTCTAAATCAAGTGCCGAATCAATCTTAGTTTTTAAGATATCCTCGCAGTATTCACTAAATACCTTCCATTCCCGTTGGCTGGTTAGATTGAACAGGTCTTGATAAAACTTCTCGTTCTCTTGATTCTGTAACGCCATTCTCACTCCCGTTTTGCTTATTAGCGCGGGCGGCTAAAAGATCTAGAATCTCTTTTTGGAGTTCTACATCCAACTTATCCTGACCTAGCTCAATCTCTGCCAGAGTCTTCAGTCTGTCAGCCTCGTTCCTTCCGGTTCTGCTTACTCTCTCTTGGATTTCTGCCTGCTCCTTCTGGAACTCTAGCTGCGCCTGAGCCTGCTGGATCTGCTGGGCTTGTGGGTCAGGCTGCATCATCCGCTCAATAACCGTTACAAGCTCTTCCTTATTGCTAAGGCTTGAGTTGTCGTAAATGGCTTTGAGCATTACCATAAAGGCTGGGGATTCTGGAGGTACAGTCTGTAACAACTGAATTAGCTGCTGCTGCTCAAGCTCCCTAGCCGTAATACCCAGTGATGAATGTGTGACAAAGTTAATGTCACGCACTGGGAAGTTTTCCTCGTCAAACTGCATGAATCTCCATGTAGCTTTGTAAAGGAAAGGCTTGATGATGTTTCTTTCAATGTTAGCCAGTGTTCTCTTAGAACGCTTGATGGCTGATGACAACGCCATGGACATGCCAGACGCTGTGCTGTTAGTCGGTGAAATGTTCAGTGGTGCTGAAGGATCGTTAGTACCAGTAGCAACACCTACCATACGTTCAAGATCACCAGTGCTCTGGAAGATGGCTGGGTCAACCTGACCAAAGTTAAACGGACTCAAGATCTCTCTTGGGTTACCGTTAGTTGGTACAGACTTACCGGGGCTTACTGTAAAGCTACCGGATCTTGGCATACGAGTGACATCAACACCCATCATCGGGTGGACTGTGAGTGCTAGGCCGTCCATGCGAGCGCGTAGCTCTGCGTCTAGTGCCTTCTGTGCGTTGTACCCTTTCTCACAAACACCCCTGCCCCAGAAACTGTTAGGTACAGTGTCGTGCTGGTAGGCAATGATTGGGCGGTCTTGGTTCCAAAAAGGATTAGGAATAGCACGAAGAACAACAGAGTCGTTAGCAATCGTAACGATAGCTTCAACCAAGTTTTCTCCGTAAAGATCGAACGCAGTAGAGTCCTCGCCCTCTCTGTCATTTACACCTAGATCTACCAGCTCTTCGCCTTCATCAAGATCAACGTCTAAAAGGCTTTCTGGGACAAGGCCGTAGTATTCAGTAATCTTAACTGCGTCTGAATTGTCGTGTTCTTCACCAGATGTGCGTTCATTGGCGCTCTGCTCACCAACATCTACTGCGTTGTAGATACCTTCCATCTGTTTTTCGATGATCTGGTGTAGAGGCTTATAGCAAACGTGAGCGCAATACTCAGCTTCTTCAATGTTTCTGGCAGCAGGGTCGATTACAAAGTCTCTAGGAGAGATTGCTTCGACTTTTACAAGGAACCTGTCCTTGTCTACTACATCATAACTGATCGCCTGCTGTGCGAGCTGCTGTGCCTGCTCAGGGGCAATCTGTCCCTGCTGTGCAGCAAGCTGAATCTGCTGAATAACGGCTTGGTCAATCTGACGTTCAACTTCTTTTTTGTTAATTGTGTCAGTAATAACTTTACCAACACCAGTGCCGTACAGTGCAGCGTTAAGGAAGATCTCTGACATAGCTGAAGGAACGTCTGCTTCTTCAAAACGATCCATCAGGAACATTCTAAGAACTTGCAGGTCTTTATCTTCACCAGCTAGTCTATCTTCGTAGTTATCTACGAGGTCAAACCACTGCTTACGACCAAATACTGCCTCTTCGTACTCAGCAACCGTAGACTCTACGGCTGACTGCAAAGCAGGGGAAATAAGTTTAGACCGCTCTGAGGCTCTCTGCTGATCTTCTCTAGCCCAGATGCCTCTCCAGAGTCTGTAATACTCTTCCCATTTTTCAGCGTAGTTCTGATCTCTATAGCGTTCGCCTTCATCGACACGCTGTAGGCAGTAGCCTAGAAGACGTGAGTCACCATTGCGGGCGTACTCTTCACCTTCTGGGCCATCTTCCATTTCAACGATAGGATTCACTGCCATATTAGTATCCTGCAATTGCGTCCATAGGTTCCCACTCATCTTCGAAGTCATCTTCGTTAAAGTAAGATGTAGTGGCAATCTGGTCTATATAAGCTAAGGCATCTAGCATGTCGTCATGGGTAAGTGGGTTAGGAAAGTCTAATAGTTGGTTAATAAACTTCTTTGTCCACCTGCGATCTTCACAATCGCTAGTATCTTCTGGAAGAAACAATCTTCCGTGCTCCATGCGTCCTTGTAATGCCCAAGCAATTCGTTCTGTTTTCTTTTTACCGCCGTGAGTAACGTCTACAACGTGCGGAAAAACGCCTAAACGGCGCATTTGATCTGTCAAGTAGGGCATGACAGCGTTTTTAAGTGCACCGCGTTCGATGCCTACTGTCAATGCCTGATAATCTTTGGCTGCTTTTAGAATTTGTATGGATGCTTCCCTAACATTCCAGCGGCCAGTGCGAATTTCAGCAACGTACCATCCGAAAGAACCGACTTTGACGATGGCAATAGCCATTTCGTCCAGCCTGTCTTCCCTCGCACCTTTTTTAGAGACTTCTTCGTACCCTGCTGGGTCAACTGCGATGTAGTAGACACCTTCTTTTGGCTCCTCATCAAGATATTTAAGATTATCTTCCTTAAAAATCCTGCCGCCAGAAGCCTGAAATGACGCGAAATACTCTTGTCGTACTACTTCGGCTGGCGTGCCTTGGTCAATTGACCGCTGAATCTCGTCAGCAATGGGAATGAAAGTGTTTTCTGCTGATGAAAACGTAAAACAAGACCATTCTGGCTGTTTATCTTCTTTTTCGCACTGTTTTTTGTGCTTTCTGACGTCTTCGTAGAGCTCAAAAAAGTGGTTTTTACCTTCTGGGGTACCTATAAAAAGGGCACCACCTCTACAGTCAGCTAGTGTCGGGCGTACAATGTACTCCCAGACCTCTGGTTTCATAAACGCATACTCGTCCATCACAACGTATGAGAGGCCTACGCCTCTAAGTGTGTCTGGTCTGTCTGCGCCTTTAAGGTGAATCTCTCGCCCATTGACGAGTTTGATAATACCTTGGTTTTCTAGCGTTGATTCTATGACAGGGCGGCCCATCTCTTTAAGCTCGCCCCACATAATACGTTTTGCCTGCTCAAACGTAGGAGCAATGTAGTACACTGCTCTGTTTTTTAGGTCGTACCCTTCTTCGTTCTTTTCTTTCATTGCTTCAATCAGAAGCATTATCCTAGCTAGGTAGGACTTACCAAATCTACGCCCGGCGGCAACAACCTTAAACCGGGCGGGGTCGTTAAAGACCTCGAACTGGCGGGTGTGTAGATTAAAATTTAGTTTTTGACCTACGTCAAACAAAAGTTAGCCTCAAGCCTGCTGCATTGGCTTTTTGCCGGGGCTGGCTAGTTTGGCAGCCTTTGGTACGTTAGGTGATTTTCCACCAGCTTTAGCAATACCATCATTGCCCATACCGCTTTTGCCAGTCTTGCCCATCTTGTTTCCGTATGAATATGCCATTATAAGCTCCTATCGGTCTGAAATTCTCTGGGGATATTTATCGTTCCAGAAGTAAAAGAAAAATTTAGCAAACACTCTGCACTGAGAGTTGCTAGGGTTGTTAAATTCAAAAATGTAATCTGTGTTTGGTGCCAAGCATCTATCAACACCTGCCATGCTTTCTGTGTCAATAGTATTTTTATTTTGTGTAAAAATCTCGTTCTGGTCTATTTGTACAGCAGAAGACAAGTCGATTGAAGTTGGGTCTGAATAAACAGTAATTGGGATAACTGTGTCAGAAAGAATCCTGTTAATGTTTACAAGACTGACTTCTGTTGTGCCATCTGTAAAACTACCGCCTTCGTAAAGGTTGTAAGTCAACTCTGTTGAGTCAGTAGTGACATCACGGCCAAACATGTGTGTAATCGTTCCGTTAGTCTTTAACTGAAAGTACACAGAGCTGCCTGATGCGATGGTAAAGTCAGCCCAACCAAAAGCTGCCTGCCCTTCTGCTATTTTTTGTAAAATAATATCCTGATAGTCAGCAGGGTACATTACCTTATAGTCAGACCTTGTAAGATAATCAGCCATATTTTATTTCTTCTTCGCTGTCTTGGCTGCTTGCTTAAAGTCTTTAGCAGAGGGTCTACCCTTTTCACCTTTACGTTTCATGCGCTCGCCAGAGCCAGCAGCAATGCGCTTACGTTTGGCAGCAATGTTAGAATATAGTCCTTTTTTAGCTGGCATCTTCTTCTTTCGCCTCTATCTGGTTGATAGTTACAGCCCCTGAAATATCCTTAGGTGCTGAGTCTGTCTGGTTGACTACGATTTGGATACCACCAATAGACTTACTACCATCAGAGCCACCTTCTGCTTTAAGCTCTGGAAGAAGACGCTGTAGAAACAACTTAATCATTGTCTTGTCGCCTTCCTTGGCCATCTCCGCAGCTTTGTGGTAGATCTCCATTGCATCCTGTTCTAGTTCATTGACTAGCGCAGTCTGCACTGCTGCTTCGATTAAAGTCTTTTTGTTCTTGCTGCCCTTAGGCCTACCTGCTGACTTTTTCTCTCCGGGTTGAATTTGGGTAGGTTTAGACGTCTCCGCCTTTCCTCTATTGTCCCATGATCCCATTGTTACTTACCTTGAATTAAAAATAGTTACAGCTCGGCTCTAACAAAAAAGTGTACTCACCTTTAGGTAAAGTAGCTGATAGTTCAATAGGCCTACCATCTTCTTCTGGCGCTAGGCCACAGACAGAGATTTGTGTAACCTCAGAGGTAGTTTCTACTACGCAGTTCTCAGGAGTTGTTGCACAAACTGCAAGTGCTGCTGCGAGGATAATATCCATTAACTACAATCCCATTTACGTCTTGACCAGTAGTTGGCAGAGAACTTGTCTGAGCCACCTTTGATACCACCACTCCTAGCACAGTACGATTTCTTTCTACTAGGCTGGTCTTTCTTAATAGACATGTTAGGGTCACCAAAGTTAACCTTCTTAACTTCGTCACCCTTTTTAGCCAAGACGGTGAACTTACTAGATCCAGAGGTATTCCTCTTAGGTTTATTATACCCAGAGAAGGTTTCACCTCTGTACTCTAGCTTACTACCTTTCTTTTTAACATTCTTTGTTGTAGCCATAATTTCTAATTTTTTCTAAATTTTAGATACAACTTGCCCGTATAGTGTATTCCTATAGGATAGTATATATACTTTATCTACTATATACTCTACTATCTATACTAGAATACCTAGATACTGACCTTTATCAGAGCACTATTTTATATATCTAAAGGCTAGTCATACCTTTCAGTTTATAGTCATGTAACTACTTCCTTGTAGTCTCGGACTTTTAATCTAAAGTTTAATATCCTATGAGGTTTCCACTTTAGCTCTGTTTACAGGGTATCCCTATCTAGTGGGTCAACCCATCCTCCGGGCCAGAGGGGTCAATGGTTATTTCTTTAACCTTACAACACCATTATCTCACAAATGTATTATAATGTCAAGAACTTTACGTCAAGTAGTATTACCTACCTTCTTTTCCATATAGTCTGCTAACAACCTCAATTCTTCTGGAGTAGAGTCGTTTTTGATTCTGTTGGCCCTCCAAGAAATAATTTGAATGTTGTCTGGCTCATACCCTACTGAAGAATTAATTCTATCAATGCTTGGTGAGTTATCCGTTCTTCCTTTCCATCCGGGTTTAGCCCCAGCAACGCCGCCATAGTTGATTTCTATCCCTAAGGCAGGGCAATGGTCAGGTAAATCGAGATCGTTCAATAGACGCCTTCTGTGTTCGTTCTCGATGCCTTTTGCTCTTAGCATCCTATCTAGCCAATAATATTTTGGTGGCTTATCCCTTAAAAAGTTTTTTCTTTTTCTTGCAGGTGTATCAATACCGTACTTTGTCAGTACCTGATATATCCTTTGCTTAGATACTCCATAACTAGCTCCAATAGCATCTAAACAGATTCCTTGCTCCATCATATCAATAATGCTAGGG